CTATACGGGAACAGTAAGATTAGGAAGCTTACCCGCGTAAGCCGCCAAATGACTTACTGAAAAATGAGCGTAACGTCGCACCATCGAATCACTTTCCCAGCCGCCCAATTCTCGCAATGCATGCAAAGGCGTACCGCCTTGAACATGCCAGCTGGCCCATGTGTGCCGAAGATCATGCCAACGAAAATCTGTGATGCAGCAACGTTTCAGAGCCTTGTACCACGCCGCTGTAGTAGTCTGATGCACCGGCTTGCCTTCATATGTGAATACGAATTTCTGGTGCAGTCCACGCTGCAAAGACAAAACACGTACAGCATCATCGTTCAGCGGCACCCCAATGGCCACACGAGATTTAGACTGATCGGGATGAATCCACGCGATACGGCGTGCCAGATCGACCTGAGACCATTGCAACGCCAACACATTCCCCTTGCGCAAGCCAGTGGCCAGCGAGAATGCCGCCATATGCGACAAGTGCGGCGGCAACTCAGCTAACAACGACTCAGCTTCAGCTTTCAGCAAATAACGCACACGCTTTTTAGGCTCAGCCAGCAATCGAAATTTAGGCGAGCTGTCAATCCATTCCCAATCACAGGCAGCACGAAGAACTGAGCGAATAAGCGCCAGTGTCCTATTTACCGTAGCGGGCTTCACACCGGAGGCGATCTTCCGCATCTTCACGGCATCCACAAACGCCCGATCTATCGTTCGAAGCTCCTTGCCAGTCAAATGCGGACGAAGCCAACCGAAAATGAATTTATCGGAATGGAGGGAAGCCTTGCCAGCCTTCTCAACCAGCCATCGAGCCTCAGCATCATCCCAAGTCTTCACGCCAGGCGCAGAAACCAACTCAACAAGATCACTTGCCAAAACACGCATCTTTCACCCTTGGAGTTACCTGATGGAAACTATACAACAAAAACCATAAGCGTGAATTCATGTGAGAAGTCACGACCATTCCCTGACTCAAAACGGGACTTCAGGCTCAACCGGTATTCCCGGCGCAGTCGCCAAATAGACTACGCCGAGCGCATTGTTACACCACGTGTCCAAATTCTCCATCGCATGCCCTTCGATCATTCGGAAAGCCGCATGGACGGCATCCAGCATGCAAGTGCAGTTCGGCAGACGCCAATACTGCAACTCAGGCAGCACGATGCCACGGGACCGAAAATAGCGTTTCTGATCCAGATCGCGGCAGTCCATTTGTTTGCCGCAGTATTTTGCGATGTAACCCGCCAACCTGTGAGCGCCCTTGACGCCAAAGCCGAATGAATGCGGATCACGGACGTTGACCTGCCCCATTTGCTCGCCGGATTGACCGAGGCCCACAACACGCTGCCAGATCGAGCGCAACAGCACGTAGCTTTGACGGCCACGAACAGCGACATGGAAATGCAGCGCGCCACGCTCTTGTTCTTCGATCACGGCGACGTAATGGAACTTCTGCACTTTGCCCAGGCGGCGGCAAAACGCCTTCCAATCCTTGAGTGCCTTGTCACGGTCTGTCATGTTATCCCGATATGTCAGCGTCACCATGCGATCGGCGGAAATGGCCTTACAGCAGTCGCGCACTTTTTGCTTGGCGCGGCGGCCAGCATCCTCATCATTTTCAATACGCTTCTCAGATTCACCGCGCTTGGCGCGTGGCTTGGTCTGAGCAGGACCTACAAACGATTTATCCTTGGTGACGGTCACAACGCACTGGCCATCAGGATAAACGCGCTTGCGGGCCGTATATGTGTCTTGCCAAGCCCCCTTCACCCGGTCTGCCGTCCACCAGTCCGGCGTACTGGAATCTCCATCACGCGCAATCGGCGCGAAATCAATTGACTCTATGGCTACTTCGTAATCTAATTCGTTCATTGGTATCCCTGTTACAGCAGGTTTATCAAGGGCCTCGCTCAGTTGCCGCTGATCGGGGCCTTTTCTTTTGTGCTTCCAAATTCCGTAAGCTCACTATGGTGCGGCAGTGTTTTATGTGTGCTTTGTTCTTAAGTGTCCTCAATACAAGTTTAGGCGGCGCTGCCGCGCCGCCCTCCTCGCTGCGCACGGATGGCGTCACGCCAGTCCGCCCAATGCAAAACGAGTTAAACGGGCCTACACGCCATCAGCAAACCAAACCAGCATTCAGAGTGGGGGCCTGTGGTGAACGCGATCCTACGCGCCTAAAACACCGTCCACGGGCTACCCGCTAAAACTTTGGAACCTAAGGCGGGTTAGCCGCCATCAAACCCCACTACTTCGGTTACAGCTACTTCAACAGCAAACGCCCACTTCGATTCGCCCCCAAAGATTTTGCCCTTCGGGCCGCTTGTGCTGTGCAGGTCAGCGCTTGCGCATCAACTGCTGCCGAAGCAGCCTCTCTATCAACTGATCTTGCGTCTCATCCTTGAACTTCAGGAACCGGCGAACAGCGTCTATTACTTCATTAGGAAGCTGCACCGTCAGCGAACCAATGCCCGCAGCCTTTAGTTTTTCTCGCCGGGCTTTCTGGCGCTGAGCGGCAGTCATAGCCTCGCCGGTTGCAGGACGGCCACGCTGTCTATTCGCCCCTGCGACCAAATCCAACTGCCGGGGATCTTTTAAGCCGGTCATGTATTAGCCTCCAATTTCCGTGACAAGTTACGCATATTCCTAAGCTACTTGACGACCTTGGCACTAAGCACCAAGACCAAATCAGTTTCAGCTTTCGTGTTTGACTTCGACGCCCAACTAGGCAAGAACGACAGCGCCGACGAAGTATCGGACGACTGGCGGTCATTCAGTCCGCCGATAAGAAGCACCTCGCCATCAACAACCGTAACCTGTGTCTTGACCTGGCGCTTGATAAGCGTAGGCGAAGTGGTAACGCCGGTTACCGTGCTTTTGAAGTTGCTGATCTGACCGTCGACACTAAGCCGGATACGCCCATTGCCTAGAACCTTAGGCAGAACATCAACGATGACGCCGGAAGGCCTGTACACAATGTTCTGGACCGTGTTGCCGGCGTTGTCCCGGCCAGTGCTAGAAATTGTGGGCGTCTCATCGCCAACAATCAGCATGAGTTTTTGGTAATCCTCACCAACCAAGCGACTATTGGAAACCTGCTTAAAACGGGTGTCGCTTTTCAACGCATCAATCACCAGTTCGAAACGAGAACTTTTGATGCTGACGGCCGAACCAGAATTTACCGTACCAAGTGAAGCGCCCAACTTAACACCGAGAAAATTTGCCATCAGCGAAATGCCGCGGCCATCGCTGGCATTGTCCGTAACCTCAACCCATGAAGCTGACACGTCGACGAGCTTAGGCAGTGAATCCACCGCGTCCAAGACCTTGCGCATCTTATCGATATCTTGCTTGGAACCAGTCAGCAAAATATCAGCACCGACAGCCGTGCCAGCACGCGGACCAAAAGCACCAGTTATCACAGACAAAAGAAAATCAGCAGGACGGTTTTGAGAAACATACAGCTCAGACTCATCATCTTTTGAACGATGAAATAAACCACCCTCCTTTGACTCCGCATCAAGCGCAGGGGCAGCAACACCGCCCAGCTTAGGAGCTAAATCAGCTGGACGTAACGCCGAAGAGTCCGCAGCCAAAACTGGAGACTTAGAGGGCAGCAAATAATAGACCCCATCACGAACATCGAAGCTGACGCCCTGCTGCGCCAAGATGCCTTCAACGAATCCCAAAACCTTACTCTCGTCAACGGCGGCGACACTCATCGAAATCTTACGATCCATCGCCAAAACCTCAGGCGACAACACATAGTCAACATGCAGCAAGTTACTCAATGTAGCTTGAGTGAAATCCTTCAGTGGAACACCGTTAAAATTAAAGGAAACCGGAGCAGCCACGCACACCAATGGAAATAGAATAAACGATATAAATAGTTTTCTCATTGCGTACTCCGAACCCATTCACCACGACCAATCTCAGCTTCCCAAACACCACCGTCAATGTTCATGTTCAATGGCTCCACTTGACGGCCATCAGACAACGTGACGAGGAAATGTCTATTAGGCAGACGCAAGTAGCCCACCCCTTTTACCTTATCTGAGAACACGCGCTCAGTAGAAAGTGCAATCTGAGAATGTGTAGACGTGGGCATAAGAACCTTGAAGCCGAACGCCCCTAACACAACACCAAAGCTCATTGCCGCTAACAAGAATTTAGTCATATGTTTTGACACCGGTTTAAGTGGAGCAGTACGCCCCCGTAGCAAGTGAAGGCCTAACGGACCGGGCAACGAAGGGCCGACAAAATCAGCAGGAACGCCGACACGTGTGGACAGATGCCAGGACGATAGAAGGCAATGCGTGCCATGAGGATAAGACTCTGAAAATACCTGTGTAGTGTTATAGGCGTTGTTCAAGTCATCACCACGAAACACCCACCGGTCAGCCACCAGACCATCAGGCGAAGAACCTAAGCGCACAACACCAATGTGCAAGCGCGGCAGATTGCCGTCAGTAGCGCCAGCAGTTAGAAGCTTGAATAAGCCGCTGACGACTGGCACTTTCATTCGGTCCAAGCGGTTCATACGAACAACGTACTCAAACAAAGCATCGCGCAACTGTTTATCAATCTGCGCCGCATTCTGAGTAAGAAAATAAATATCCCACCCATATTTGCGGCCATGAATAGACCACTCCAGAAGCTCAGCGCGACCCTTATCCTGAAAATTGCGCGTATTCAGCCAAGAGCCACACTCATCCAATACGAGCGCGCCGTTATGTGCCTCATCGAACCCGGAAAGCAGACGCGGAGAAGGCGCCGAGGCACTCATCGACGAGCCGGTAAGATCGATAATCGGATCGAACACAATAAATTTGTTCCCACTTCCGATCATGTAAAGGTCTACCGCTGACGGCTTGTCAGGAATCCGAGTCACGCTGCCATGGTCGCGCTCATCCATCAAATGCTCAAGAAAGACATCGCAATTGGTTGCGACACGCTTTCCAGCGCGAAGGTAGCGGCGAATCTGATCAATCGCAGCCTTGCCCTTCCCGCTTCCGAGCTTACCTGTGATCGCGTAGACGGCCATCCTCGTCCTCCTTCAAATCCTCACGCTGACGACGCAGACGAGCAAGAAAATCATCAGGCAAATCAGCGACGATGAACTTCCAAATGAACAGCGCCAGAGCAATAAAAACGCCCGCGAGAATCACCCACTCAGGCAGTAACGGCCTCATATAGTGCGACTCCAAAGCTGCAGAAGATTCACCTTCCACTTGTATAGCTCCACGGCAGACCAGAACGTTATATAACTTGCTAATAACGCGGCACTATGTGGTGAAATCACGAGAGAAATCCCGGCAGAGAACATCGGATGAATGCCAGCGATGCTCACCAAGGCACCGGCAATCACTGATCGCAAGGCCAAATAGAGAGCGATAAAAAAACCCGACGCAATTCCGGCCAACACAATGGCAATCGCCACTTTTTGAGTTAAAAATTTTGCGAGCCATTGAACGGCACCACCGAAAATCGTCAACAAAAACTGAGCAAGTAAAGGCATTTCAGACCCCTTATTCAAGCAATAGGCTTAGCTGTAGCCCGTGCAACCAAACTCATTACAGCCAACACAAACAGCGCCGACCAAAACGCCTCAAACATTGCACCAAATATGTTTAGGTACTGGCATATACCCACTTCCCACGATCCGGCAAAGCCGGGAATCCTCACCGTAGGATTCGTGCAAGCCACATTCGGAATCTGCAATGAGAACGGCAGCGAGGTATCCTTCCCGTCATCACTCTTGAGATCGTCAAGCCCCTTTTCGCGATCCTTGCCGATACCATCAACAAGCTTCATCAACTCATCAAAGAGCCCTTCGCCCGTAGGCGTACCAGTCTCATCAATTTTGCAAGCAGGTTGTCCAGGCGCACCGCAATTCGCTTGCTGATCGCCACCTGAGCCACCACCCGTACCGCCGCCACCTGTCCCGCCACCGTCTCCACCCGAACCGCCGCCAGTTCCGCCACCAGTACCGCCATCGCCGCCACCTGTGCCACCACCTGTACCACCACCAGTTCCGCCACCTGTGCCACCACCATCACCACCCGAACCACCGCCAGTTCCGCCGCCGGTATCGCCATCACCACCGCCGCCGCTATTGCCGCCACCGTAACCGGGGACAGACTTATCCGGGCCTTGAGGCGCGCCACCTTTTTCGCCAGTCTCAGCCAACTTAACGTACTGTTCACACAGACCTACATTAGGATTTTCAGTTGACCGATAACATGTAAGGCTACCGGCGTAAGACACAGCAACTTTGCAACCGGACACCACCCCTGTTACTGACATCGGATCGCGAATACGCTGGACGATTTCATCGCCGCCCCATAAGCGATAAAACACAGGAATGTAATCCTCGCCGGCTTCACGGCCAGCTTTACAGTCTCCGGTCGCAGAAATCGAATATGGTTGCGGGTGACCGGTAGACTCAGCACCAGACCAACTAATTTGAAAATATGCGGTTCCCCCATTTTTGATTACCTGTTCACCAGCCGAATCAAGATCAATGCAAGCCCAATCTTTGACGCCAAACTTGCTAACAGGGATAGCACCCATGGCAACACAATCAAGCTCAGCGTAACTGCCCTGACCAAAGCCCTTCCCCGAACTGGTAGCAATTACGCTAAATACATGCCCAGCCTGAGCCGATTCGCTTAGCAGTAGAAGGCATATCAGCACCGCAAACAGGACCCGGCTATGACGCATATCAAACCCCAATTTTCCTAATTCGACACAAACAAAAAAGGGGCGCACACGCCGCCCCTAAGCCTGGACTAGCGCATCACTTAGCCAGCACGCGAGAAAGCTTTCTTCATCATGCTGATGCCCCAGAAACCGCCAGCAACCAGCACGGCCACGCCGAAGGCGGCAGTGATGTAGGTTTGAGCCGTGGCGGACAGTGCCGTGATCGCATCAACGCCGGGATCGCCAGCAGCCATCGCACCGCCAGCCACGCCGAGAGCAGCAACGGCCACCAGACCACGTTTGAAATGCTTGTTCATAAAAACTCCATAAAGTAAGGCCAACATAGGAGGACTGTGCGGCCAGCGCAGCCCAACACAACGAAATCAATCAAGTGTTTCGATAGCGCGCCGGATGATGCGCTGTACCGAACCCCCGGCATACCCAAGACCAAAGGCCGAGAAGCAAAGGGCGATAATTTGAATGGTGCTTAGTGAACTCATTTGAGATCAAAAATCCGAGAAACGATGTACTTAACGAGGAAGACGCAGCCCACATACAAGCCGAGAAGGAACAGGATCGGCGCCAAAGAGACGAGCAAATCTCTCATCGTTGCGCCCCTGCGATCCAACCGACGGCTAAACACAGGACGAGTGCTACGCCAACAAAAATATCTGCGGATACGTTCACATCACCACCTCCGACGGAGCCGCCCGGGCCATTAACTACAATCGGCGCATTAGACAAATATGCAGTGACAAACACGATATCGCCCAGCGTCACGCCATCCTCACGAATGCAGCGATTCGGAGCAGTAGCAGTTTCAGTTTTACCGAGCGGCCCTGTACCGATAGGAACGCAGGTAGCTACACGCGCTTGCACCTGAGCCATGATTACGACCTATCGAGAAGCAACGCGCTGTGAGCGCCAGCACCAAGTTTCCCGACGTAGCCGAAGCGCAAGCAGCTAGGCATAGTTAGGCCTTGTCAACGGCAATGACAGCCGCCTCAGGCACCTTGTTAGAACCGGACGGCTTACCGCCAGCGGCAGGAGCAGAAACCGAAGGCGACGAAGCCACAACAGCCTTTTTCGGCGTCATTTGCGACACACGACCACCGATGCGTTTGTCCTGGCCGATGGCAATTTCAAACTCGACTTCGTACATGCCCGGCTGAATATCCTTATAGCGATCTGGCACCAGCAGTTCGCCGACCAGCAAAGCGACTTCGCCCGTATCGCGGTCGACCTTGTGCACGATGCAATCAGCAAAGCGCATGTCGTAATCTTTGAGGGATTTTTTGGAGAAGCCGGCGCGCTCAGTGACGCTCAAAATTTCGACGGTAACGGCACGTGCCGGACCGGAATCGGCTGCACCATCCCATTGCTTCACATCGGCCACTTCCGACACGATGCGGCTGTTCTGGCCTACTGCTGCCTGAAATTCAACCATGTAGACCCCCTTGGGAACGTCTTTGAATCGGGCTGGAAGCGACAGCACGCCGATCTTAGGCTTGACCTCGCCCGACTGCGGATCGGTATCACGGACAACGCACTGTGCATTGCGGATGTCGTAATCGTTGCCGGTTTTACGCGAAGTGCCAGCGACTTGAACGACATGGATGATTTCGATTTTGGCTTTCATGATTTCCCTTTTAATGTTCGCCCTCTAGAGCGATAGATACGGCGCAAAATGCGCAAAATTTTTCGTTACATGTCACAGATGACTTACTTGACCAACATGGCGCAGTACACAGTGCACGTTGCCCTTGCATTCAAGTTGGCGACTATCTCCGCCGCTCTAGCCGCTGAATATGGCCCCGGAGCGGCAGCATCGGACCAAACATCACCACCTACGTTACGCACCTGTATGAGATACAAATCTTCCCCATAAATCGCCGCAACATTGTCTTGAGACAACATTGGATTGCCCGACAAAAAAATCTTGTCCAACTGCCGAAAAATGAAATACAGAAACCCGGCATGACACACCACGACGACTAAGACTTTCAGGAACGAAATGAGCGCAAATTCCATGTTCGATTCGATGATGCAAAAAAATTTTGAAATATTTATCGATGGCCTCTGGAGCGTCTTTTTTACCTACGGCACACCAGTCTTCTTACTCTGTGCCGTGCTTTCGTATATCAGTGCCAAGATCAGCGCACGTAGAAAAGCAAAGCGCAAAAACAACTACAACCGACGAGCGTGGCGCAAACGCTAAAGGCCCGACATCACTACAAATCCAGCAGGTGCTTATTGCCCCTATCGCAGAGAGCGCTGAATACACGACGCGCACTGTTCAACGCAGGGAGCCACACATCAGGTTGATGGTCTTCACGCGCCTTGAACTCCAGCGTCGCAATCTCAACCATCAAAGCAGCCTTCACCACGCGTAATGCCGGACGATCGAGCAAAAGTTTCATGACAGGTTCCTGTCCATCGACAGGCAAAGCCCGATAGACGAACTCGACGCCAGCATTCATAAAGCCGATCACACGATCAACCTCAGATTGCGACAGCGGAGTGATAGAAGTAACGAACCACTCATCGTCAGCGGCGGCATCAGCGCGGCGGCATTCGAGATGGAAGAGAGAAGGCATGTTCGTTTCCTAGTTAGCGTTACAAGTCACAACAATCTCGTATCCATTGGATACGTCATGTGCTATCGTTTACCTACATCCAGACGGATACAAAATACATCCGTTTGGATGCATCAAGAATACATCCGTTTGGATGCATATTGCTAATTGGAAATTACTATGAAATATCAAGAATTGATAGAACGCGCCCTAAAAGGCCGTTCGGTGCGCAGGGCAGCGATGATGTGGGACGTACCGCCACCTACCATGGATCGATACGCCCGTGGCGAGCGTATGCCGGACGTAGGCACGATCCTGAAGATTATTGAAGACTCTGGAGTGAGCGCAGACGAGGCGCTAAAAATAATAGCTGCCCAAGAGCAGCTATTGAAAGATGGTAGGCCCTCGCGGAGTCGAACCGCGCACCAAAGGATTATGAGTCCTCTGCTCTAACCAAGCATGAGCTAAGGGCCCTGAGGGTGTTACTGCGCTGGAGTCTGTCTAGCCTCTCTGATACGCATCCGTTAAGAAAACGAACACGCGAGCATAAAGGCTAGCCCTACACCAGTCAAGTCTTAGTTGGCTTCCAGGAAGCTCTTCAACTTGTCCGATCGGCTTGGATGACGCAGCTTGCGCAAGGCCTTGGCTTCGATCTGGCGGATGCGCTCGCGCGTCACGTCGAACTGTTTGCCGACTTCTTCCAGCGTGTGGTCGGTCGACATTTCGATGCCGAAACGCATGCGCAGCACCTTGGCTTCGCGCGGCGTCAGCGAGTCCAGCACGTCCTTGACCACACCGCGCATCGAGGCGTGCAGCGCGGCGTCGGATGGCGCCAGCGTGTTGTTGTCCTCGATGAAGTCGCCCAGATGCGAATCGTCGTCGTCGCCGATTGGCGTCTCCATCGATATCGGTTCCTTGGCGATCTTCATGATCTTGCGGATCTTGTCCTCGGGCATCTCCATCTTGATGGCCAGCGTTGCCGGATCCGGCTCGGCGCCCGTCTCTTGCAAAATCTGGCGCGAGATGCGGTTCATCTTGTTGATGGTTTCGATCATGTGCACCGGAATACGGATGGTGCGCGCCTGGTCGGCGATCGAGCGGGTGATGGCCTGACGGATCCACCACGTTGCATAGGTCGAGAACTTGTAGCCGCGACGGTATTCGAACTTGTCCACCGCCTTCATCAGGCCGATATTGCCTTCCTGGATCAGGTCGAGGAACTGCAGGCCGCGATTGGTGTATTTCTTGGCGATCGAAATCACCAGGCGCAAGTTGGCCTCGGTCATTTCGCGCTTGGCCTTGCGCGCCTTCATTTCGCCGGCCGCCATCTGGCGGTTGATGTTGCGCAAGTCCGGCAGCGGCAGCACCACGCGTGCTTGCAAATCGATCAGGCGCTGTTGCAGCTCCTTGATGGTCGGGATGTTACGGCCCAGGATGGCGCTGTAGGCGTGGCCGGCAGCGACTTCGCCGTCAACCCATTCCAGGTTGGTTTCATTGCCTGGGAACACTTTGATGAAGTGGGCGCGCGGCATGCCGCACTTGTTCACCGCCACGTCCAGGATTTGTTTCTCGATGTGGCGCACTTCGTCCACCTGGCCGCGCAGCGTGTCGCACAGCTTCTCGACCACTTTGGCGGTGAAACGGATGCCCAGCAGCTCTGCCGAGATGGCTTCCTGCGCCTTGACGTAGGCTTTCGAGTTGTAGCCTTCTTTCTCGAAGGCACGGCGCATCTTGTCGAATTGTAGCGAGATGGTGTCGAATTTTCCCAGCGCAGCGTTTTTCATCGCTTCCAGCTGTTCGGCCGAGTAGCCCGCCGCAGCACCCGAAGGGCTGGCTTCTTCCTCTTCCTCTTCTTCCTCTTCTTCCGCTTCCTCTTCGTCCTCTTCATCATCGGACCCGCCGGCTGGCGCTTGCGCGGAGGCATCTTCGTTATCGTCTACCAGACCGTCAACAATTTCGTCGATCTTGATTTCATCGGCGCGGATACGGTCGGAAGCAGCGATAATTTCCGCAATCGTCACCGGGCAGGCGGAGATCGCCTGGATCATGTCTTTGAGGCCGTCTTCGATGCGCTTGGCGATTTCGATCTCGCCTTCACGGGTCAGCAGCTCGACCGAGCCCATTTCGCGCATATACATGCGGACCGGGTCGGTGGTGCGGCCGAAATCGGAATCGACGGTGGACAGCGCCGCTTCGGCAGCCGCCTCGGCTTCGTCATCGCTGGTCACGGTGGCGACATTGTCGGACAGCAGCAGCGTCTCGGCGTCGGGCGCGTGCTCGTAGACAGCAATGCCCATGTCGTTGAAGGTGCCGATAATGCCCTCGATCGCTTCCGGATCGACGATATTGTCAGGCAGATGGTCGTTGATCTCGGCATACGTGAGGAAACCACGTTCCTTGCCAAACTTGATCAGGGTCTTGAGCTTCTGGCGGCGGCGTTCGAGTTCTTCTTCGGTCGCTTCGGTGTCCGACGAGAACGCGTCTTTCAGCAGCGCTTTTTCCTTGGCCTTGCGGTCCTTGGCCTTGGCCTTGTCGACCGCCTTCATTTCGGCGCGCTCGACCGCGTTGAGCGCGGCGACTTCGTCGTTCTCAGGCTGGAATTCTTTCGGTTTGCGCCCGCGCCGGCCCGGCACTTTGACCGAAGGCAGCACGTAACCGGACGTGTCGATCGCCGCTAATGCAGCCGCATCCGTGGTCTGGCTGACCGCCGGCGGGTTGCTGGCGACGCGCGTCTCCGGTTTGTCCGCCGTTTTAGCGGATTTTGCGCTCACTTTAGTCGGCTTTACAGCCGCTTTGGATTCAGGTTTCTTGATTGGCACAGGCGCTTTCGATTACGGATAAAGTTTCGATCCTTCTGGGATCACTACGTCTTCGAACTTGCCGACTACACAAGTCCGACAATACTACGACTTACTTACACCTGGGTCAGGCCGACCGAGTCTCTCTCTAGAACTCCCAAGAATTCTACTGCATCAGACACGTGCGTGGGGGCAAGAAACCATGACTCGGTTAGATAGCAAACAGACTATTTGCTGAACCGTAGCTGGCCCTGGCCGCCGACACCCGTCCTTCCGCGTCGATCAAGAGCCTAACTCACTGAAAACAAACACACTCTGAACAGAAAAACGATGCCAAAACATACAACACTTAGCGTTTTATTATAGCACGTCACTTTTCAATTTCCAGAGGGAAGACCGATGGGTGCTTCCCCTGGAATAATGACAGAAACATTACGATGCAAAACTGTGATCAACCTTAGCGTATCGACAACTCCGCCTGCGCCTCGCGCAACAACTGGTCCTGCTGCGCAGTCAGCTCGCGGTAGCGCACGCCGATCTCGTCCGACGACAGGCCGGCCGCAAACAGCTGGCTCAGCTCCTGCTTCAGCGCGTCGTGCTTGACCTGGCGGATCGCCGCCCGCAATACAACACGCTCGGTGTCGCGCTCGGTTTCCGGCTCCTTGACGATTTCGCCAATGATGCCATCGTACTCGTCGCTGAGCGACTTCAGGTGCTGGGCGAACGAGGCAAACGTGCCGCTTTCACCCAAGGCCAGGGCCTCGGTCAGCAACTGCGCCAGCCGCTCGGCCGACTCCTGGCCGAAGAACTGGAACGCCGCCTGCGCCTGCGCATCGACCTCCAGCGCCAGCGACGGATGCGCCACCAGCACGCGCATGATCTGCAACTCCAGCCCTTTCGGCTGCGGCCGCCCGCCACGCGGCGGCGCGATCTTGTGCACCGCCACCGGCTTGGCCAGCTCGAACAGCACCTCGATCTCCGACGGCGAGGTCTGCGTCAGCTGCGCCAGGCCACGGACAATCTGCAAGCGCAGCGCGGTCGGCGTCATCGCCTGCAGCATCGGCTTGGCGTCAAACTGCGCGCGCGCCCGGCCTTCCGGACTGTTCAGGTCATGCTCGCCACACGCTTCCTTGACGAGGAACTGCGACAGCGGCATGGCCTCGTGAATTTCCTGCTCGAACGCTTCCTTGCCGTATTCGCGCACATAACTGTCCGGGTCGTGCTCGGTCGGCAGGAACAGGAACTTGATGGTCTTGTTATCCGTTACGTGCGGCAGACAGGCTTCCAGCGCGCGCCGTGCGGCGCGGCGGCCGGCCTTGTCGCCGTCAAAACTGAAGATCACTGTGTCGGTCTGGCGCAACAGCTTCTGCACGTGATTGGTGGTGCAGGCCGTGCCCAGCGTGGCTACCGCTTGCGGGAAACCCATCTGCGCCAGCGCCACCACATCCATATAGCCTTCGGTCACCAGCACATAGCCCGCATCGCGGATCGCCTGGCGTGCCTCGAACAAGCCATACAGCTCGAAACCCTTAGAAAATAACGGCGTTTCCGGGGAATTCAAGTACTTCGGTTCGCCCTGGTCCAGCACCCGGCCGCCAAAGGCAATCACCTGGCCCTTGGTATTGCGGATCGGGAACATCACGCGCTCGCGGAAACGGTCGTAGCGCTTGCGGTTATTGCCGTCCTCGTCCACCTTGTCAATCACCAGGCCGGACTCGGCCAGCACCACCGCCTCGTAATCCGGGAACTGCGAGCGCAGGTTGTCCCAGCCGGGCGGCGCGTAGCCGAGGCCGAAGCGGGCGGCGATTTCGCCGGTCAGGCCACGGTTCTTCAGGTAGGCGATGGCGTTCGGCGCGCTGCGCAGTTGCAGCTTGTAGAAATCACTGGCGCGCGTCATGGCTTCCGTCAGCGCCAGGCTTTGCGCCTGCATCTGCGCGCGTTGCGCCGGCGGAATCTTGTCATCCTGTTCGGGCACCACCATGCCAACGCTTTGCGCCAGGTCCTTGACGGCATCGACAAAGCCCATGCCGGAATACTCGATCATGAAACCGATCGAGGTGCCATGCGCGCCGCAGCCGAAGCAATGGTAAAACTGCTTGGTCGGACTGACCGTGAAGCTGGGCGATTTTTCATTGTGAAACGGGCACAAACCCATGTAGTTCGCGCCGCCCTTCTTGAGCTGCACATAACGGCCGACCACGTCGACGATATCGACACGGTTCAGCAAATCGGCGATAAAAGTTTGTGGGATCACAGCGTTAAGCGGCCTTGGTGTTAATCAGACTATACCGCAGCAGCCGATGCGCCTTGATGCGCATCAAACTGCGGCAGCGGTGTTACTCAGGCTGGGGTCAGCGCTTTTTTGACCAGCGCGGACACCACCGTCATATCGGCGCGGCCAGCCAGCTTCGGCTTGACGATGCCCATGACCTTGCCCATGTCCTGCGGGCCGGCGGCGCCCGAGGCAGCCACGGCGGCAGCCACTTCAGCGGCGATTTCCTCGTCCGACAGGCCGGCCGGCATATAGGTGCTCAGCACTGCCAGTTCAGCTTTTTCGATGTCGGCCAGGTCGGCGCGGCCGCCGGCTTCGAACTGGGTGATCGAATCCTTGCGCTGCTTGATCATTTTTTCGATGATGGCGATGGTTTGCTCGTCGCTCACGGTAATCTGTTCGTCCACTTCCTTGCGCTTGATGTCAGCCAGGATCAGACGAATGGTTGCCAGGCGGCCGGCTTCCTTGGCGCGCATCGCGTTTTTCATGTCTTCGGTGATTTGGTCTTTCAAGGCCATAGCGTTTCTTTCAGAGAATTGTGGAGTAAAAATGCGAAAACCCGCTGCGGGCCAAGCCGGAGCGGGTGTTCTCTTAGATGCCGCTAAACGCAACCGGCATATGCCAGGTTGGCCTGCGTAAGCAATCTTAGAAGAGTTTTTTCGGCAGCTGTTGGCTGCGGATGCGTTTGTAGTGACGCTTAACAGCAGCAGCCAGCTTGCGCTTACGCTCAGCCGTTGGCTTTTCGTAGAACTCGCGTGCGCGCAGTTCGGTCAGCAGACCGGTTTTTTCGATGGTGCGTTTGAAGCGACGCATTGCGACTTCGAACGGCTCGTTTTCTTTAAGGCGAATAGTGGTCATGTAAAAATTCAAACCGTTGGAGGTTATAGGGAGACAGAGACTATAGCAGCTTTTTCCGGAAAATGGAAGCCATGGGCTGTTGGAAACAGCCAGGCATGCGGCTTGCGTAGGAAAAACAACAACGTGCAGACTGCCAGTATATCAGACTGCCTGCCCTGCCGCCACACCCGAGGCCCACGCCCATTGGAAATTGTAGCCGCCCAGCCAGCCGGTCACATCCACCGTTTCGCCGATGAAGTACAGGCCCGGCACCTTGCTGGCCATCATAGTCTGCTGCGACAGTTCACGGGTGTCGATGCCGCCCCGGGTGACTTCGGCCTTTTTGTAGCCTTCGGAACCGTTCGGCGTCAGCGTCCACTGGTTGATGGCGGCGCCCAGCTTGCGCAATTGCGTATCCGGCAAGTCGGCCAGGCGGGCATCCAGCGCGAAACCGTGCGCCAGCAGCAAGCCTTCGGCCAGGCGGGCCGGCAACCATTGCGACAGCACATTGCCCAACTGCTTTTTGATCGTCCCTTTGCCTTCGATCAGCGTGGCCGCCAGGTCCAGTTCCGGCAGCAGGTTGATGACGATCGGCGTGCCCGG